CCACTGCAAGAGTAGGAGATTATGTTGAAAAATTCTTTAGCGACACATTTTCTTTAACTTCAGACAATGAAGAACAGGACGATGTTCGTAATCTTATTCCAAAAGACACAAGAATTACAAGCATAGACACAGCGACCAACAGAATTACTTTAGACAACACCATTAGGTCAGTTTCAGACGAAGACTTTTTTCAGCTAGTAGAGCTAAACAGCTGCACATTAATTTCAAATGGGGCCAACGCGGTTATTGAGGTGCAAGATACAGCAGGTCTTGAGGTAGGTTTATATGTAAAGAATTCCTTTGAAAACCCCGATGAAAATGATGTGCCACCTAACACAAAAATTCTGTCTATTGACTCTGGTAACAATCGTATTACAATTAGCAATTCTCTTAACAATCCCAATACCGAGTTTCCAGAAAATATAAACCTAGGAGCTGGTCGAATTAAGTTTGACTCGCTTATCTTGATTGAAAGAGCCCCAGATGTTGAGCAAGGAAAGGCGGGGATAGATACAACTATTGTTCAAAATACTTCAGTCGCTGGTGTTGTAAAAAACATTCTTACTAATACATATACAGAAGAAGTCGCCAAAGATGGTTATTATCCAGGAAGTTTACAAGCGTCTGCCCTTGTAATGAAAGGCAATACTGTAAACACTACAGAAGATCCCAAAAACTTTATTTCTTATGTGTACAAGCCTTTGGAAAATAGATTTAAACATTTTGGAACTAGGGCACGAATTATTGGTCGTATTGAAAACAACGAAACGAGGGGGCAGACTCCAGACGGAAGTACGACTTACTACACAGCCGAACAAACGGAATCAGGACAGTCGCCATCTATTTCGGGTGGCTCAGGCGGTATTGCTGTTATGGTAAACCCCGAGTCTAATGCTGGATATTATTTTGAAATTGCAGCCCTTACAGAAAATAATTTAAGTGCATACGAGGTCGATGGAGAAATTTACAATGTTTATTTTTACAAGCTAGGCCGTAACGTTAATGCCACAGAAGATTCTGACACCGCTATCCCAACGAGGTTGTATGGGGGGATTGCAGAAATTAATGTTGATGACGGTAGCTTTGTTGGTCAATCAAGAATGGCTGGAGAAAATACGACTACCGTTTACGATCTTGCAGTAGAGTATGAAGACATCGATAATGTTAGAAGGTTCTACCTTTATCTAAACAATCAGCTAGTTGCTATTGCAGATGACGCAAATCCGCTACCCGTTTATAACAATATGGCCTTGTTTGTAAGAGGAAATGCCAAGATTATGTTTGAAAATGTGTATGCTCTTACAAATAACTATTCGCAAAACACCACCTTTGAGTTGGGATCACTACAAGATGGAAATATTTTTGGGGTAGATAGCATTACCGCACAAGACTCCTTTAGAAAATATGCAATGAGTGGACTTTTACAGTCAACCTATCTTAGTGGCATAAGCTCAGCCGAGCCACCTAAGTATAATATATACTACGAAGAGTTTGGCACAATTATGAGAGAAGCGTCATATTTTGATGTGAGGTACGATAAAGCGTTCCCTGCACTTTATGCACGCATTTCTCCAACAACAAGCAGGTTAAAAGGCTACACTGTTTCAGGCTTTGTTGCTAGTGCTTATGGTGCAGAGTTCTTAGTATTTAACCATACAGACACAGCACTAAGCCTAGACTCTTCGAGTGGCAATTATTTAAGAATACAAGGGGTTACTTTTACGCAGCAGTCTGATCATGAGCTAACCGTAGACGAATATTTTCAAAAGAAGTCTAATTTTGCAGACCCTAAATTCTTATCCGACACTTTTGTTGAGTCACCTGTAGATGCTAAAAAAGATTATACAGACATAAAGCTAACCAGAATTAGCGAGGGTAAAAAAGACTTTGCCTTAGAAGCTCCGTATATTCAAACACAAGCTCATGCCGAGAGGCTAATGGACTGGCTTACAAAGAAAATTATGAAACCAAGAAAATCTGTAGGTCTTAGAATGTTTGCAATGCCCACTTTGCAATTAGGGGACATTGCCCAAATTCAATATTTAAACAAAAACGGTTTTAACGAACTTTCAGATCCAAGCCGTAAGTTTGTAATTTACAATATTGACTATGCCAGAGATAGCAGCGGCCCATCTATGACAGTGTTTTTAAGTGAGGTGGCCTAATGCCTTTTGATCGCAATGGAAGATATATTCCGCCAGACACCATGGACAATGATGTGTACGGTTTCGAAGAGCCATCTGTGCAGCCAGTACCCGATGTGCCAGAATACAGAAGGCCAGACGATGTTTATAGAGGCGTTGAGTCAGCAACCCCAGACCTAATCCTCTTTGATGACGACTCTATGCCAGTCGATATAATGACGCAGTTGTTATTTGAAAATGTTGGCGGGCAAGAATTAATTAGTTTAGTTCGTAATGATATTATTAATGGTCAAGACATCAGGTATAACATTCTTGCCAATCTTGGACTGCTAGATCAAGAATATAATCCTCGTAATATTTTTAGAGTTCCTGGCACAATTAACGACTTTTTCGAAAACTTTGCCATCGCTTTGTCAGAAAAAGTTCCTGAAAACGGAACTGGTCCCGCCTTGTTTTACGTTGGTGCAGAAGGAACAAATGGTTGCACAGGCTTTCCCGTTCTTAATAGATACGACGACACCCTGATTCAATGTTTCGACACTCTTGTTCAAGCACAGGAGGCAATCGCCAATACACTAGCACCATTTAGAGATATTGTTTATAGCAGCGACACGACTGGCGATCTTGTTGTAGATGTAACTAATTTAAAAAACAACGAGCTTGTGGAAATAGAAGTTATTATTTCTTCTAACCTCGAGGGTGATACAATATACTAGGAGCTTTTTATGATTACAGATGATGGCAGAAACATTTTATCAAAGTACCTTGTTGGTCAGGCACAAGCGTACGCCTCTTACATTGCTATTGGGGTTGGTCCCAAGCCACTAGCAGTAGGCGAGCCATTTCCAGACTTTTCGTCTCAGAAAAATTTAGACTTTGAAGTGCTAAGAATGCCAATTAGTTCAAGGGGCTATGTTTACGATGAAACAGGAAGCCCACAAATTGTTTTTGCTGCAGAAATCCCAACAGATCAACGTTACGAAATTAGCGAGGTAGGTATTTATCCTGGCAGAACTAATCCTGTTGCTGGCACACTAGATAGTAAAATTGTTTACACCTTCTCTGAGTCTGAAAACTGGGAATATCACACCGAAAACCAAGCAGCCACTCTAGAAACTATTGTAGAGCCTTTAAATGGAGAGCAGGCTGGTGGAGTTATTAATCCTACCGATGACCAGGGGAACGATATTGCTGTTTTTAGAACAAATTCTAACAACACTGTTTTTAGTGGGCCTATTAGGCAGACCTTGCAAGAGCCTCCAAGATTTTTAAACAGGGCACTGTTTATGCGAGGGGACATGTCGCATCTCATCAATAACCCAACAACCAATAGGTTAGAAATATTTACGGGTGATTCAAACTATAACGCATCCCATATTCACTACAACGGCATTAGTCTTAACCTAGATGCCAATTCTTCAGAAGATGAGCTTAGACTAGCTTTTTCTCTCTTGAGTAAAGATGAGACGCAAGCAGAAGATCCTCAGGTATTAAAAATGCTAATTGAGTTTGCTGAGGCAGACATTCCTAATCCCGCGAATGTTGCTAAATTTGAAATTGATTTTACGCAGGGGTCTGACGGAATTGACTTTGCGTCTAATAGGTATTTTGTTGTTAAGAAAAAACTGAGCGAGCTAATTAGAAGTCCTGGATTTACATGGAATGCTGTTAACTCAGTAAGAATTTATGCTACTGTCTTAGAGTTTGGAAACTCCTCTCCATCACAGAATTTTTACATCTCTTTGGACGGCTTTAGGTTTGAAAATACAACCTCAGAAAGTCCCCTCTATGGCTTGACGGGGTACTCATTAGTTAAAACAGGCAATGGCTATCCAGTAATTAAAGAAGCCAACACAGCAAATCTTATTGAGTTTAGGTTTGGATTGGATGTTGTGTAATGGCTACACAAGGACCACAAAAAGCAATCCTGCCAGAAGATCAACTCCCTTCAATTAGAGTTTTTGAAGATGGCACTACGGGCTATGATGTAAGGTATCGAATAGTGTCGGAAGACAGAAACAAGTTTTCTGCCTACTCCCCTATTTTTAGAGTTGTGACAAACTATGAGTATGTTCGCCCCACAGGGACTACACTATCTGATATTGAAATCTTAACAGCAGGACCGTATGTTAATTTAGTCTGGGACCCAATTACTGTTAAAGACAGAGTAACGGGAAGCACAATTAAGCAAGCGGTTGAGTATGATATTTTTTTGCAATGGGGTAAGGGAGAGACAAGCCCAGACCCAGTGTGGATATACGAAGAGGCCGTCGAGGGAACGCAAATCGGATTCAGATATCCCACACAGTATGAGCTAGAAGACGGCACTGTTGCTGTTGCTAAACCTAATAGGCTTTCTGCAGAAATCTATATTCGTGCCGCAAATCCAAGCAGGGATCACACGCCTTTGCTTGTTTACAAGCTAGACAATCAAACGGTTTAATGCTATAATATACTAGGAGAATATATGTCACGAGTACCAGTACCTAAAAGAGGCCAGCCCCTAGACCTGCTATACGTTTATCAGCTAGCAGAGGCTGTTAATGAGCTGGCAGATGAGCTGACGCCATCTCAGAGTAGATACACCAGCATTGACACAGTTTCTGCAGGTACCCAAAACATCCGCACCTCTGACGCAAGAGTTGTCGGTGGCTATCTTGTTGTAAACAATAGCACTACAACGTCTGCTGGATCAGAAACTGCTTTTTCCTACAACTTTCAAGACTTTGCATATGTGCCAGTGGTTACCGCCACCCCCATTCTTATCGGTGATGCTGCCACTGAGTCAGGAAAAGATGTTACCGTAATCTTAACAAAAATCACGACCAACAGAGTCGAGGGCATTGTTCGTTTTAACACTATCGGTGTTGCCAGTGTAGGGGTTAATCTTCTCGCTGTTGGCATTCCAGTATAGGAGACATAGGTGGATAGAGAGGCATACAATTCTGCACCAGTAATTTCTGGCAATAAAAGCGTGTGGTTTCTTAATGGCGATTTAGTTCGTAAACATCATGTAAGCAGAGCAAATGGCATTATGTCCCTATACAACATTAATAAGGATAGGCTAGAAACTTGTTTTATTGCTGATTTTAAAAAAAATAGAGAGCGAGCTTTTACTGTTAATGAAACAGCACAGCTAGTTAATCGTCATCGTAAATACTTGCCAAGGCTAATGCAAGCTGGCAAGATACCATATCCAGTTGGTGCAAGCAAAGATAAAAAGACTGGTTTTAGAATTAGATCTTATTATTCAGAATCTATGGTGCATGAAATCAGAGATATTCTTGGCTCGTTTCACACGGGCAGGCCTAGAAAAGACGGGCTAATTACTAATGATGCCACTCCTACAAAACAAGAGTTGACAAGGCGTATGGGAGATGGTATGCTTACTTATGTAAAAACGCCAGACGGAGACTTTGTTCCAACTTGGACAGAGTCTATTTAGAAGGGTATGAGAGATGCAAAACAATGAGACTAAGGTCAATGTGGCTTTGGGCTACACTCTAAATCTGGGAAACTTCCAGTCGCTCCGTATTGACATTGGAGTAGAGGACAGCCTTCGTAACGAAGAGCACGTTGACGAAGCTTTTGGTCGCGTTTATGGATTCGTAGAGCAAAAGCTTATTGAAAAGATTCAAGAAGCAAAAACTGAAGTGGAGGAGTAGTGGCACAACGCAAAGACCGAATGGCTTTGCTTAGTCGCTACGCTAAACATCACACGGTAACGTATGGGCAGAAGCCAGATCATAATCTTAACAAAGAGCAGTGGGCCGCAGACAACCTAATTGAGTCCTATACTTTAGGCACATGCTACGATTTGCTAGAATATTATTTTGAAACTGCCCATAGCCCAACGTGGAAATATTTTGCAAACTATGCTGACAGCATTATGCAGGCAAAGGAGCAGTTAGCACAAGACAACAGAGAGCGAGCAGAGCGTCGCAGGATGGCTAAGGAGTGGTTGAGTGAATAATACAGAAGCAAAGGTTCTGTCTGCCGTACTAGAAGATAAGCAGGTCCATGTACTGCTACAAGCAAATGTCGATGGCATTATGCGTACACATGGAGATATTTGGAACTTTATTCGCAATTATTATGAGCAGAATGGTGTAGCCCCTCCATCATCTTTGGTTGTAGAAAATTTTAGAGACTTTGCTCCTGTTAGCGGTGTGGGTGCAACTAAGCACCACCTAGAAGAGCTACAGGCGGAATACCTTAATGACAGCCTTAAAGACATCCTTCGTGAAGCAGCCACGGATGTACAGATTGGCAAAGGTGGTGAAGTATTAGAAAGCCTTATCACTAAAACATCAGAGCTAAAGAAGAACACTTCTGCAATCAGGGACATTGATGCCACAGATATTGATGCTGCAGTTGCATTCTTTCAACAGCTTAAAGAGCAACAAGAGAATGGTGCTGTAGGAATTAAAACTGGCTTGCCTGGTTTTGACAACTACTTGCCTTCAGGAATTATGCCTGGTCAGCTAGGTGTTTTTCTTGCCTACCCAGGTATTGGCAAGTCTTGGCTATCTTTGTACTTTGCAGTACAGGCTTGGAAGCAGGGCAGATCGCCAATGATTGTTAGTCTTGAAATGTCTGAAACAGAAGTTCGTAATCGTACCTTTGCAATTATGGGCGAGGGTGTGTGGTCACACCGCAAACTGAGCAATGGCGAAGTAGACTTGGACGACCTTAGGCGTTGGCACAAAAACAAGATTGATGGCAAGCCAGAGTTTAAGATTATTTCTAATGATACTGGTGGAGACATTACGCCTTCTGTGCTACGAGGCAAGATTGATCAATACAAGCCAGACTTTGTAATTGTTGATT